TCTCCATTCACCACTCCTGGTGGAATGTATGGAGCGGCTCCTAAAGCAATAGGACCGAGATTTGGTAAAACAAAAAATCCAAAACGAGCAAGTTTTGGAACTAAAGGTGCAAAAAGAATTTTACCAAGAAAAAGAAGATAGCATAGAGATCTTTCATAAAGACTTTCATAATTTCATGAAAGCAGGAAGACCGAGTTCCTTCTGGAACTTAGTCTTAGGAACTAAAAATGGCATTAACAACGGCAGAAAAGGCAAGGTTAAAAAAGGCGGGAATAAGAAAACTAAACGCGCCCAAAAGAACTCCTAAGCACCCCAAAAAGAAAGGCGTTGTAGCTGTAAGAATCGCTGGCAAAGTGAAGATTATCCGTTTTGGAGCTCAGAGCATGGGACATAATTATAGTCCTGAAGCTCGTAAGAGTTTTAAAGCAAGACACGGAAGAAATATTCGTAAAGGAAAATCTTCAGCAGCGTATTGGGCAAATAAATTATTCTGGGCAGGCCCAAAAGGTAGTAAGAAAAGACCACCTAAGTCTCAGAAACGACAACTTGGAATAAAAAGAAGGAAAAAATGACAATACCTAGAGTTATTGACAAGAGAGAAATATGGTTAGACGCCTTGTCAGAACACGCAGCAGAAGTTTTACAGAATGCACGTACAAGAGAAGAAAGAGGTCTAACTAGAACTCAACGCGAACGAGATTTACTCGATTTATGCGGAGGTTACTTGTATCTATTGCAACTAGCCAAAGAACATGGTCTATTCGATTCCGAAGACCCTTTTAACTTATTTAACAAAGAGACCCTACATTGATAGAAGTAAGCCGTTCCGATATAGTCTCCGACTATTTAATGGAAATCCCCCCTGAAACAAGATTTATTAAGTTACCTATTGAAGGGTATCTTGATTTATTAAATGTTACTCCCAACTCCTCACAAACTGCAATTATTAACGCAATTAACAATCCTAAATACAGATTTGTTTGCGCAGCAGTATCACGTCGACAAGGTAAAACCTACATAAGCAATATCATAGGACAGCTAACATGTTTAGTACCTGGAGCTAATGTACTACTTATGTCTCCCAATTACGCACTATCCCAAATATCATTTGACTTACAGAGAAATCTCATCAAGCACTTTGATTTAGAGGTAACACGCGACAATGCAAAAGACAAAGTTATAGAACTATCTAATGGTTCTACTATTAGAATGGGTTCAATCAATCAAGTAGACTCAGTTGTTGGTAGATCATACGATCTTATCATATTTGATGAGGCTGCTCTAACAGATGGACGAGATGCCTTCAATGTTGCACTAAGACCAACACTAGATAAAGAAAACTCTAAAGCAATCTTTATTTCGACCCCTCGTGGACGTAATAACTACTTTGCAGAGTTTTATTATAGAGGATTCACTGATGAATTTCCAGAATGGTGTTCAGTTAAGGCAACTTACCACGAAAATCCTCGAGTTTCTGATGCAGATATTGAAGAAGCAAAGAAAACAATGTCTCAAAACGAATTTAATCAAGAATACATGGCTGACTTTAATGTATTTGAAGGTCAAGTATGGTCATTTAACCACGAAGAATGTATAGCAGATCTAAGTCAGTTAGATACTAGTCAGATGGATGTATTCGCAGGACTTGATGTAGGGTATAGAGATCCTACAGCTTTTTGTGTGGTTGCTTACGATTGGGATGCGAAGAAATACTACTTAGTAGATGAATACATGAACGCTGAACGTACTACAGAGCAACATGCTGTAGAGATTAAGAAGTTAATTGACAAATGGGATATAGACTTTATCTATATTGATTCTGCAGCTCAGCAAACTAGATTTGACTTGGCACAGAACTATGATATAAGCAGTATAAATGCTAAAAAATCGGTACTAGATGGCATCGGTCAAGTAGCAGGTATAGTCGATAACGACGACCTGATAGTAGACCAACGATGCAAACAAACACAAATGTCTTTGGACCAATACCAGTGGGATCCAAACCCTAATTTATTGAAAGAAAAGCCAAAACATAATATGTCATCTCACATGGCAGATGCGATGCGTTACGCTCTATATACATTTGAAACATCAGCCACCACATTCTAATGAGACCTTGTAAAAACAGTTCTTGACATTATACCTTACTTTTGGTATAATTCTAATTAAGAGTAGAAATATGAATTTAAAAAGAGATTTAGTTAAATATGTCAGAGACAAAGCTAAATCGCAATATAAAAAGACAAGTAGTTGCCACATTTGTGGAAGCAATACAGACTTAGATTTTCATCATTATTACGGACTCACCGAATTACTAGAAACTTGGATAAAACAAAACAAAATTATAATTAAAAGTGAACAAGACATACTAGATCTTCGTGAATCCTTCATTGATGAGAATAGAGCAGAAGTGTATGAGTATACGACTACTCTGTGTCATACGCATCATTTACGATTGCATTCGATTTATGGTAAACGACCCAAATTGATCACAGCAGAGAAACAAAAACGTTGGGTCGAGAAACAGAGAGAAAAATATGGCATGGTATGATAGATTTATAGGAGCGAGCAACGAAGAGAAGCTTAATCCAGCGCAGTTCGTAATTTCCCGTAATGAGGGAATGTCTATCGACACGCGTGAAGTCGTCACTAACTACAGAAATGCCTACGAACAATTAGAAATAGTCAACAGAGCAGTTAACATGATCGTTGATGATGTTTCAGAGATACCTTTTAGAGTTGACGAAAAAATTACAGGTACTACAGGCGTTAAAAAGAACGTTCGTAAGTCCAAAGTTAATATACTATTAAATATTGAACCGAATCCTTTTCAGGATATTAGTTCGTTTAAAAGAAACTTAATTATTGACCTTCTTATTGATGGTAATATATTTGTTTACTTTGATGGGGCGCATTTGTATCATTTGCCTGCAGACAAAGTAACTATACATAGTGATGAAAAACAATATGTTTCACACTATACTTTTGAAAACTCAGTAGACTATAGCGTGGATGAGATTATTCATGTAAAAGAAAATAGTTTTAACTCTATATATAGAGGAGTTCCTAGACTTAAGCCAGCATATAGAACTATGCAACTACTAGGAAACATGAGAGCTTTTCAAGATAACTTCTTCAAAAATGGAGCAGTACCAGGGTTGGTACTAAAATCGCCTAATACTCTTTCTGAGAAAATCAAAGAGAGAATGCTACAAGCATGGACAATGCGTTACAACCCAACAACAGGAGGCAGAAGACCTCTTATACTAGATGGAGGCTTAGAAGTAAGCACCCTGACAAACATTAATTTTAAAGAGTTAGACTTCCAAACTTCAATAACAGCGAATGAGAAAATCATTCTAGAAGCTATGGGAATACCACCAATCTTATTAGACGGTGGTAATAATGCTAACATAAGACCAAATCATAGATTGTACTATCTTGAGACTATATTACCTATAGTTAAAAAACTTGGATGTGCAATGGAACGATATTTTGGATTCTCACTTTCTGAGGACGTAACAGATATACCTGCTTTACAACCAGAACTGAGAGACCAAGCAGCTTACTATGCAACACTTGTTAATACTGGAATTATAAGTCCAAACGAAGCAAGAGTAGCACTAGGCAAAGAACCTGTAGATGGATTTGATGACCCAAGAGTACCTGCTAATATAGCTGGCTCTGCGGTAAATCCAGAAGAGGGAGGTCGACCAGAAGAGTCACCAACCATAGAGGAAAACTAATTATGACTAAAGATATGATGAGCAAGGCTTATTCCAATTTCTGTAAAGAAAAAGGAGTTGAAAAAATGAACCTTGTCGAATATAAAAGCCATGGTAACGATGTACCTGTAAAAGACTATATGCTTAGAAGAGCATTTGGTTCTTGGCACAGAGTTAACTCGGCAACAGCTAAAAGACATCCAGTAGAGATTGCGGTAACACCAACTCCTACACCTACCGTCGCAAAGAAAGAGACAGCACCTAAAAAGGCTGCCCCTAAAAAAGCGGAGAAGTAGTATGTCAGAAAGAATTTATAATTGGACTAGCACTTTCAAATCACTAGGAGACACCGAAGATGGTGGAGTAGAGATTAAAGGGTCAGCCAGTACAAATGCAGTCGATAGAGCAGGCGATATCATAGAAAGAGATGCTTGGACAAAAGGTGGATTAGAAAACTTTAAGACTAATCCTATCATTTTGTTTAACCATAACTACGATAAGCCTATCGGACGTGCAACAAATTTAAAAGTTACAGACAACGGTTTAGAAATATCTGCAAAGATATCTAAAGCTGCTGGTGATGTAACTCAACTTATTAAAGACGGTGTCCTTGGAGCTTTTTCTGTCGGTTTCAAAGTCAAGGACGCTGATTATATGACTGAAACCGATGGATATAAAATAAAGGACGCGGAGCTTTTCGAAGTCTCTGTAGTTTCATTGCCATGCAACCAAGGGGCAACCTTTGGATTAAGCAAGTCATTTGGATCTATGGAAGATTACAACAAGCACAAGCAAACTTTTTATACGGCTAACTTAAACGATTCAGCAGATGCTGTTGAAATTGAGCAGCCAAGTACGGCGAAAGCCACAATAACGGAGACAAATATGTCAAAAGAAAATAATTCTCCTGAAAGCACCCCAGAGTTCGATCTTAACTCATTTGCTACTGAAGCTGCTGAAAAAGCAGTTGCACAGTATGCAATGAAACAAGCCGAACTTAAAGCTGCTGAACTAAAGCTAGCTGACGAAGCTACTGAAAAAGCTGTTGATGAAGCAGCCGTTCAAAAAGCCTCCGAGGAAGCAAAACAGGAAGAACATAAAACAATAGTCCAGGCTGGACTAACAGGCGCAGAAAGACTTATGTCTGACGTTGAGAAAAGAATCGATGCAAGATCTACTAATTTAGAAGATGTTGTTAAAGGACTTGAAGCTCAATTGGCTGAAAAATCTGAAGAAATCATGAGTATTCGTGATTCTAAAAGAAACTTCTCAGACAGACAATCTACTGGCGACTGGAAAAAAGCTTTTGAAAGCGACATCATTGATGCAAAATTTGCTGGTCTAGCGACTGGTAAAGGATGGAATAATGATTATGCCAAGAATGTAATGGAAAAAGTTAACGTCATGTCAGGCGTTGAAGTTTCTAGTGCTGATCTTGAGCAAGTTGTTTCAAACCAAATCGAAAGAGATATTCAAAATGAATTAGTCTTGGCCCCTCTATTTAGAGAAATCCCAATGACTTCTGCAAACATGATTATCCCTATTCTACCAGATAGTGGCTACGCTGAATTTACAGCTAACCAAGTTGCTTCAGGCTCAGCGCCAAAAGGTAACTTAGACCCACGTGGTGACGCTTATGATCCTGCTAATGGAGCTGGTGTTGACCTAACTGAAAGAGTACTTTCAACCAAAAAACTTATTTCACAATCTTACTTAGGTAATGAAACTGAAGAAGACGCAATCCTACCGATTTTACCTCTTATCAGAGAATCAATGGTTAGATCTCATGCTCGAGCAATCGAAAATGCTATGCTAGCTGGTGATGACGCTGACGGTGCTTTCGGAACTGGTGGTGCTTCTTTTGAAGGACTATTGCATTTAGCTAGAAATGACAGTGATTTTACACAGTCAGCTACAGCTTTTGCTACTGATACTGTTACTGCTGCTGATCTTCTCACTATGAGAAAGAACATGGGCAAATATGGTGTTAATCCAAACGACGTAGTATATCTTGTCTCTCAGACAACATACTACCAGTTACTAGAAGATGCTGAATTCCAAGACGCTAACTTAGTTGGCGATATTGCTACTAAGCTTTCTGGTGAAATTGGACAAGTATTTGGTTCAAGAGTGTTACTATGCGACGAGTTTGCTACCCCAGCGGTATCTAAATTCGCAGCTGTTGCAGTCTATACTCGTAACTATGTAGTACCAAGATTACGCGGTGTAACCGTTGAGTCTGACTACGAAGTTGCTAACCAACGTAGAGTACTTGTTGCTTCACAAAGAATTGGCTTCACCGATCTTATCGATGCTGCTACTTCTAAATGGGCTTACATGTATAAAGGTTCATAAGTTAATAACTAACTTATATAGAATGGTTTTCGGGAGTGTACCTAACACTCCCCCTTTTTAATTATGGCGAATTTAATAACATTACAACAATACAAGGACTTTACCGGCATCACAGGAGTAACTGAAGATGCGAAGATTAATGTTATTGTACCAGCTATAAGTCAAGCAGTTAAAACCTACTGCGGGACATCCTTTGTTGATTACTTCTCAACAAGTAAAGTTGAATATTTCGATATTCACGACGATTTTACAAATGCTATTTTAGTAGATGAAAGCCCCCTTGTAAGTGTTTCTCAAGTTCAAGAAAGAGACTCACAAGCAAGCGCTTATAAAACATTAATTACAGGTAACTCCGACTCTAGTGGTAAATATGAATACTACATAGACTTCGAAAGAGATACTATATTTAGAACAACAAGCACAGGAGACTATAGGTTTCCAAAAGGAAGAGCAGCAATAAAAGTAACTTATAAATCAGGTTACGCTACTATTCCTGAAGATTTGAAACTAGCTTGCTTTGATCTAGTAAAATATTATTTGAAAGACGAAAGAAAAGACAGAATGACAATAGCAGGGGCCTCAGTACAAAACTCAGTCTCCACTAGCTTAAAAGAAAATATAGGATTTCCAGATCACATTAAGAGAATACTAGATTTTTATAAGATACATAAATAATGGGTAAAAAGACCCTACCTTCACAAAAGGTACAAGACGCTATTAATAAACAGAAAGTAGTAAAAAGCCCTGCAGCTAAAAAAGCATACCAAAAAGCTCTAACTACAATAGCAAGTAAAAATGAAAGAGTTAGAGATGAATTAGATAGAGCATTTAATTTTCATTTAAGGTTACTATCTGAAATTGATGGATCAATCGGTAGACTAATGGTAGAAGGCCAAGGCTGGATTGATATTAACCCTGAAGTATTTGAAGCTTTATACGGTTCAGGTTATCAAGTAAAAGCGTACTCGGACATGACAGTTGTTGCAGATGGAGTTGAAAATAATAATAACGGTACTCAAGAAGCTACTTTAATGAGACTAAATAGAGACGGTAGCAAAACTGCATTAAGTGCAAAACAACTTAGAATTATTAAAAAAGAAATTTTTTCAGAAGATGAAGCAGGAACGATAGATTTAGGACATGAAATTGGTATTGCAACCAAAAGAATGGAAGTAACTCTTAATGTTCTTCGCTCAATAGATTTAAATGGATTACCGTCCGATGAGGTAGCACAAATAAAAAAGCTAACTAATATAGTACAAAATATAATTAAGCTGTTAAATGCAGTAGATAAATTAGAAACAAATTTAGCTAGAAAAATATTTGAAGGAGATGGAAAAGCATTAGGAGCTTTTCTTGCTATGGTAAGAAGCGGGGAAATTGATGTTCCAGAGTTAGAAGTGCTAACTACCGAGTCAGAAAATTTTACTAGCGGAGACTTGTTAGAAAAGAGAACTGAGTTTTATCTAGAAGATAAAGAATTAAACTCTAAAATGAAAGGAGGACTTGCAAAACAAATTACAGGTGCATTAAGTTCTTATGTTCTTTCAGAACTTGATAACGAGTCTACTATGAGTAAAACTCAACAAGATCTTATAGATTTTGCAGAGTTAGGATCTTCTCCTTCTTTAATAGATACAATAAGATTAAAAATCATGAACGGAGCATTAGGTAAAAAATACGCTCCAACAAAAGTGGCACCAAAACAAGGGCCTAAAAGAAAATTACCTCTTTTAAAACAGGGAAAAAGATTTAAACCAAGAAGAATAACAATGCCACGAAAGGGCAGACATACAGATAGAGAAGACGACTTTAGAAGAGTCGGTAGACTAATGGGTTACATAAATAACCACTTAGCAACAGAAATACAGAAAAACATGGGCAGACCAGGACTCGAAAATCAGACTGGAACATTTGCTAATTCTGCTGAAGTACTTTCAATAGTACCAGACAAAAGAGGATTAATGAATATTAGCTATACTTATGGAGATACTTATAAAGTATTTGAACCAGGAAAGAATAGTGGGAAATACCCCACTTCTTACGACCCACGGGGGGTGATCGGCAAAAGCATAAGAAGTTTAGCAATATCACAAGCAGAACTTAAATTTATAACTAGGAGAGTGTAATGGCATATAGAACAGCAAGAAAAAAGATAGCCAATGCTCTTACAGAAAAAATAAAATTACTAGACGGGAATCATCCATATAATTCGAATGTTTCCAACAACGTATCATCTAAATTAACATTTTTAGATGAAATAGAACAATACCCAAAAGTCTGCGTGGTAGCAGGTGCCGAAACTAGAGAGTACCAACCAAACGCATTCAAATGGAGATTTTTACAAATTTCAATAAGAGCATATGTTCATAACGAGAACGATGCTCAAGAAGAATTATCGTTATTATTCGAAGACATCGAAAGAGTCATAGATGAGAATGATACATTAATGTACGACGGTACTATTTCACCACCTTTGTCAACGACAAATATGGTAATACAAAGTATAACTACAGATGAAGGCGCATTAAGCCCTTTAGCTATAGGCGAAATGAGTATAGAAGTACGATATTAGGAAACAGGTTAGGCACATAAAAATGTAGCCGCACCCTTTCCATTAAAAAAACGGAGAAAGCAAAATGGCTTTAAATTTATCGAGAA